TAAATAATTGAGTATCTTAATTGAGTTTAACTCGATCATGTCTGCTATGCAGTATTACTTATAACCAAAGGGCAGACTATAATGTTTGCCCTTTTGCACATTGAAAACAGAATATTAAGTTGATGGATTTTTAAAGTCGTGGTACAATTTTTAAAAAAGAAAGGAGTGCCAAAATGGTTATTTTCAGAGAACACAGAGGCGGATTATCTGAATCCCTAGAAACGGCAAGGGAATTTGAAAACTTTGATGATATGAAAAAATACATAGATCAAATTCACAAAGACTTTTGCCAAAAGATAGGAGTAGAAGATGCACCATTTGAAATATCAGACATTGTAATTGACCATACTTCAAAAACAGAAGATGCGAGAACGAATTGGCACGATACAATGTATGTTTGTGTTAAACGATACGGGGATGAAGATTATATTGAAAAATACGGAACTCCGCAATGTATAGGAATGTGTGCTACAGACTACAAAAAATAAATAATGGATTTTCAAACCATCAACTAATATTCAGTTGGTGGTTTTTTATTTTATGAAAGAGAGGTAAAAATAATGGAAGTAACAGGAATTGCATTACAAACCGTTGCCGCTGGAGAAGATGTGGCATTCACAGAAACGGCAGTAAACGGAACAAAATGTATCGTACACAGACAGGGAAGCGGAATTATCAAGCTAAGAGGTATCACAAATCAGTGTAAGGCTAGATTTTTGGTATCGTATTCCGGCAACATTCAGATTCCGACAGGCGGCACAGTTGGAGAGATTTCGCTCGCAATCGCGGTTGATGGAGAGACTTTGCAGTCAACAAAGATGATCGTAACGCCAGCCGCAGTTGAGAATTTCTTTAATGTATCAGCACAGGCATACGTTGATGTGCCTTGCGGTTGTTGCAGTACCGTAGCCGTGCAGAATACGTCCACGCAGGCTATCGAGGTTCAGAACAGTAATTTGATTGCAGTAAGGGAGGCTTGATATTATGCATAAGTTTGCGAAACAGATTATGGATTGCGTGAAAGCCCACGTTGACGGCATCGGAATCGAGAATTTTGAGGGACAAAACCTTGATGATCTCAAGGATTGGACGGAGATTGCAAAGAACATCGTATGCTTTGACAAAGACTATAACATTGTTGAGGCCATGAAAAAGTCTGAAGATGAAGAAATCATGCGCATGGCGGAAGAATTTGGGGATTATCCGGGAAGAAGATACTACAATGAGTACCGGTACTCAAATGGAAGATTCGCACCGAAAGGGCGTGGAACACGCAGAGGATATGTAGAACCACCATATTACCATCAGATGCCGGAAGATTACCACGAATGGGAAAATATGCCGGAATACGACCGAATGAGAGACCTTGACAGAATGAGTATGGGAAAGATGTATTATTCAGAGCCTATGAGCGGAAATAATGGCATGAGTACCGGTACTCACGATGCAAGAGAGGGCAGAGCCGGTATGAGTCGGAGAAGCTACATGGAGACAAAGGAAATGCATAACGGAAATTCACCGGAAGATAAGGACGCAAAGATGAAAGAGCTTGAAAAGTACATGAAATCTCTTTCAGAAGATGTGACCGAACTGTTTTCCGGCATGTCTCCGGAAGAAAAGCAGTTGACCAAGACAAAGCTGACTACGCTTGTCACGAAAATGTAATAGAGAGGGCATTTTGCCCTCTTTGTTTGCGAGGTGGTAAATTGTTTACGATAAACAATAAAATATGGAATTTGGTCAAAGTATCGCGTTATAGCGATATACTACAGAGAAGCGACGGAAGCAGAACGGTAGGTATGACCGATAGGGACACGCAAACGATATATCTTGCGGATGATCTACGCGGAAAATTTCTTGACCGTGTGTTATGTCACGAATTATGTCACGCATTCTGTCTTTCGTATAATGTATACATGGATATTGATACAGAGGAAATCGTAGCAGACTTCTTGGCTACATACGGAAGAGAAGTATTTGAAATTGCAGACAGACTATTGATTGAACTTATGGAGGTTGCATAATGGATAAAATTTCAGAACTCTTACAGTATGTGCGCCGGACAAATCCGGAAATGACTAGGGAAAGGCTGATAGAAGAGTTGAGCAAAAGTGATTATGCTGCGCGGTCTTTAATTTTTACGAAAGAAAATTTTCTCCGCGCGCCAAAAAATATTTCGTAATTTTTTTGTACCCCCCTGTGGTAGAGTTTTAGGGTCAAGATTCCATTTTCGCGGATTTCCAAAAACGTGTAACAAACGTGCAATTATCTGCCATATTCCGCAAATAACACAAATACACTATATGTTATGCCATATATAGATAATTCATTGATGATATTTGATGGTATTGCCGATCACAGGCAAACGCCAGAAGACGCTTGCCCGACTATAGTTACAGTATAGCATAGACCGCATTTTACCACTTGTCAATATAGTTTTTCCCATCGTACCGGCTATAAGTGCGTGTTATGCGTTCCGGCTTTTGCGCGATCTGCAACCAATCGCCGCCACGTTGCGCGGTGATTTTGATTTTTGCAGACTCCACCCATTCCACGCCCTCAAATTTAGAGTAGCCGCACATTTCGCCGGATGTTACCATATAACCAAGGGCACGCACGCGGCGCATGATTTCCCTTTTCCCGATATACTCATATTTTCCCATCTTTCACACCTCCTCATGTTGTGTTTATTTGTCAATTTGCGCATGGAAACCGATTTCCATGTAGCCCGCGCTCCCGGAATCGAACCGGAACGGATGCACCAAACACGCGAAATAGGGCGGAAGAGTACCGCCTTAAATTACAACAAAATCCCCTTGGAATCCTTTTGTTATAATCATTTTTCCGTCAGATCTGCGGTACACAACGCCGCAACCGTCCGCAAAAGTTGACCATACAAGCCAGCCGGGCGGTGTGAGGTTTTCCCCTGTCTTATAATCCCGGAAAGCATAACGCGGAGTAATTCCACTTTTTTCCTGCTCCAGTGCGTTGTTAATTGTCTGTGCTTCCGTCACAAGCTGCACACCGTCGCGGGTGTGCAAAACATAATTTTTATCCATTTTTATTCCTCCAAATTCTAAATTTCCCGGAATCCGGGTAAAAGCAAACCGGGGAGTCGAACCCCGGAAGTGCCAGCCTTGCTTAATTAAATAAATTCAATGCTTGTATAGTTTTCGTCTGTTACACTGTTAATAAATCCAAGGATTCCGGCTTTTGTAAAGTCGAATTTTGAAAAATTGAATCCTTTTTCTCGTAAAAAATATGCGTAATCTCTTCCGGTGCCCTCGATATCATGGTAGCATCCATCGACATGAAGCGCATTTTTTTGAACGACCGGGCATCCTTTTTTACCTGCGTCACGTCTCTGCCATCCGCCAAAGTCGCAACATACTTCTAGTCCGTTTACGTCTGTAAAGTTTGCGCGCAATCTGCAATTTGGAAGATCCGATCCGTTTCTATATCCTGTGCCTTTACATCCCATTTCTTTTAATTGTAATTTTTTCATATGCTTTCCCTTTCTGGTCTGCCATCATCAGAGCCGGGAGACCATCCCGCGGCTGACGCTCCAGGGCGGAGCGTTTCGGCTATTGCTGACTATTTAATTCAATGCATTTCCGGTTACAATCCTCGATTGATCCGGTAAATACGATTTTGCTGTTTCCGTTGATTTTTTCGACAACACAAAATCCGAAATAGTCGTTATAAGTAATATAGTATTCTGCCATGTTCTATACCTCCTCAATATATATTCTTTCTTCTGATCCGGTTTCGTCATCTTCATAAATTCCATTGAAATCATCAAACCATCTTTCGGCTGCGTTGTGGCTGTATGTCTCGCCGCCAAGAAGAACGCGCCCTGTTTCTGTTATAAGTCTATATTTCTTTTCCATGTTGTTTTCCTCGCTTTCGTTTATTCTTTTCTCTTGTTGCCATTATAATATCACTTTACATAGTGATAGTCAATACCTTTTATCACTTTTTTTAGTAATATTTTTGTTGACTTTAAAAAGATCTTATTATATAGTAGATTTATAAGATCACATTAAGGAGGGATAACAAACAATGCTAAAATACAAGTTTAATGTAGGGGACGCGCTGGAGCGTGCCGGTTTTAATATGTATAAGGCTAAAACTACGAGATTACTTAGCCAAGAGACGTTAAAAAAAATAAAAAATGAGGATACCAATATAAGTGCAAAGTCTTTAAACAGCCTTTGCTTAATCTTGGATATGCAGCCAAAAGATATATTTATATATGTAGAGACACCGGAGGAATTGGAGCAGAAAAAGAAAATTTAAAATTTTTAAAATATCACTTGCAAAAGTGATAAACGTGTGCTATTATAATGGCAGATCAAAGAGATAGCAAAGGCGAAAGCCAAGAAAGGGGACGGCATATGAAGATCAAAGGAATCGGAATCGTAAAGAAAGAAGATGCAATGAGCATCCTAACAAGAGAGGGAAGAAAAGCCGTAAAAACCGGATTGATTACAACCGAGGAACTCGGCCAGATGTACAAGCTGGATCAGGTCGAAAAAGCATCAAAGATTGGAAAGTATGGCGAAACTTTCCGGCAGTCTTACAAATGGGTTCCGGACGATCTGAAAGAAGAACTTACACCGGAACAGCTTGGAAAGCTCGTAGATAGCTTTTATGAGTGCTACGGAGCAGGAAAGAATGCATAAGAAAGGAAAGGAAAAAGCCATGAAAAAATTTGAAATCGGGAAATATTACGCACCAGCAACATCACCAAGCATTGAACCGCTAAAGTGCATTAAGGTAACTAATTGTTACGTTTGGTTTTATGACGATGAAAAAGAGTGCGAGGTGAAAATGAAAAAAGAAGTGGGGGCTCACTTTAACGGAAAGGACATGGAAAAGTTTGAGCAGACTAAGATATACGGATATTTAACAAGAGCCATTGACAACTAAGGCGCATGGGAAAATAGGAGGTTATAAATATGGCGTTTACAAACAAACAAGGAATAAAAATCAGTTTTGAGTGCTCAGAACTGATAGGAGAATTAAAGGCAGATATTGCAGAATTTGGCGGCGATAAGATCGTAGCGGTTTGGTGCAAAGATAATTCAGGAGTTACGATTTATACAAGTTATGATTTTATTGATAAAGATCAGACAATAACAGAGAATGAACTACAGGGTGATGAATACATCCGGAAAATGACAATGAATGCATTGTTAATTCTTCTGAAAAAGCAAAATGAAATATTATAGAAGCAGGGAAGGACGCATAGAAAGAGAGGAAAACATAATGAAGAACTACAAAGAGTACGAGAAAAGGTTTATAGGGTCAAGCGATATTGCGGCATTAATACTTGTTGGATGTGACGAAAACGGATTGAAAACAAGCACTCTTGATTTTTGCGAAGACGGAAGCTATATGGCATACGTCGTTGACGAGGACGCGGAGATAGGCGCGCATTATAAAAAAGTCGCTAATTTTAAGCACTGGCTCAAGATTTATGATGACGATGAATTAACATACCGGATTAATGCACAGGAGATAAATATATATCGCGCCGGAGATTTTGGCTGTATCATACAGACGATAGGCAAACATTAAAAGAAATCGAGCGGGAAAGATTAAACATCTAACCCGCTCTTTTTCTGTCACTCGAAATGCTATTATTTCAATCCGCGATCCGGGGAATTGCTCCGGATACCACGCGCAGAGCATCCACAACGCGCGACACAAAACATAAATTAAATGTTTTGATTTTACTAAAAAGACTATTGTTTCAATCCGTGGTCGCCGGGATCGCTGGCGGCACCACATCGGCAAGCATCCATGCCGTGCGACATATCTATAGTCTATCATCAGATCGGACAAAATGCAAGTAAATATTTTTAAACAAAGGGCAGCTTTTCCGGCTGTCTTTTCTTTTTGTCATATCCAAAAATCAACAACACATCCGGGCATATCTTACAAAATCTCCGAAAAACTGTAAACAAGCTATAAAACTTTTCTTAAATTTTTATAAACAAGGATAGGTTCGTCAAGTCTTTGATAAGCCACAAAATGATAGAATAGTATCAGTTTTACAAAAAATCGTCTGACAATCGTATGACATAAGGCGACACAATCGTCTGACGTCGCTTTTTCAGAACTATGCTTCTCTTTCTCTCTCTTTTTCTTAATCTTTTAGATTAATAATACACTGTATCTAAAGCCTATAGGTTTATATTTAAGTTATATCCGCATACGCGCGCGGCGTAAGTATATAATATCACCGTAAAAAATAAGGCTTGACTTTAAACCCGGAAATAGTGTATACCAAAAGCAGAGAGAAATAAAACGGATTGGAGGTGTGAATATATGCAGGATGTAGAGAACGTAGATATTACAACCCTTATAGTGGATCTAGGTACAGTACAAATATACACATCAACTGTACAGGATTTAATAGACAACGCTTGTATAGAATTTCACATCGAAGATTTGTTAAAAGCTGGACAGAGACAATGGAAAGCTGTTATGCAGTATGTTGGTATGCATCTATTCCCTGATACATCGGTATTAAAAGACAAGACTTTGAAACCTCTTGGTAATGCAACTATACCGACTAACTGTAACAGGTATGACAGAGAGGTATTATATAAGCTTTGTGATTATTATATATATATATCCAATGTATACAGCAAGTTGGTAAGTACAGTGGCATTTAGTTATTTTTGTAATATACCTACTACAACGTTTGACCTGTGGAAAGATGAGGAATCAAGTTCGTTGGCTTTTAAGATTTGGCAAAAATTGCAGCGATCACGCAAGGATTGCATCCTTGATCGTGCGTACGACTCCAACAGCCCAGTGGGTACTATGTTCGTGGGAAATAACGAGTTTGGCATGAATCAGCCAGGAATTGGAGATAATGCCACCCAGCGCAAGGCAATTACAGCGCAGGAGTTGCCAAGATTGGACGAGAAAAAGAGCCAAGAATTGCACGCAATTGATACACAATTCACAGATGCAGCGGTAAATAATACGGTTTAAATTGTTTGTGATTATTCTACAATTCACAAATGCAGTAATATCAAGGGTTGTAGCGTTTTAACTATTCGTGAACTATTCGGAAAAGTTAGGTTTTGCGAATAGTTACAAGGGTATGATAGAAATTGTATTAAAACAATTTGATTTTCACACAATGACAACAAAACGAAACGGAAAATATTTTATATTTCCATGTTTGCAAGAAAAGGATGGGGAGGGGGTCTGACAGAAAGACCACAGGGCGGCTACTAAGTCCCTTAAATACCTCAAAAAATAAAAAGCCACTTACAACACCCATTGACTTTCATCGTAAATAGGCTATAATAAATTTATAACAATTCACTTTCACGTTGCGATTCGCAACTACGTTTCCAAAAAAATTTTTAAAAACAAAAAGAGTGTTTCGGACAGGAGAATGATATATGACCGGAAATGAGTATCAGAAATTAGCCATGCGGACGAAAAACCGCAAGGCGACAGAAAGAATTTCGGATAAATTCGATTTGCTTAAATTTTGCAAAAAGAACAATATCGCATCTGCGTTGCAAGATTATGACCTTGGCGGCATCTTCAATTCTTGTTTGGGGTTATCTGGCGAGGTTGGAGAATTTAACGACATAATCAAAAAATGGATTTTCCACGAGAAACAGCTTGATATTGACCATGCTAAGAAAGAAGCTGGCGATATTTGTTGGTATCTTGCAATGCTTTGCGAATCCTTCGGCTGGAGCCTTGATGAAATCATGCAAATGAACGTAGACAAACTTAAGGCACGTTATCCGGAAGGGTTTGACATTGAAAGAGCAAACCACAGGGCGGAGGGCGATGTGTAATGGCAAGCTGCAGCAATGAGTTGATGAAAACCGAGTATTCCGAAACCTTTGATGAAAAACGCAAAGGATTGATTGAACAGTCGTATTACAAATACGGACCGGCAAGAATGAACTTTTCTACCGGAAATGTGGATGCAATCGAAAGTTTGAAAATGAATCTTTCCAAGTTTGAAGAGACCGGGAATCTTGAATATCTGTGCGACGTTGCGAATTATGCTATGTTCCGGTTCATGTTTCCACAACAGGGCGAATATTTCAAACATACGAATTCTGATGAATCTGCCGGACTTTTCGGCATGAGCGTGAATGAAATGGAACGGTTCAAACAGGAACACAGCTTCGAGGATGGGGGATATTGATATGATTTTAAATATAATCGCTACGGCGATAGATGCCCTTGTAATACTTGGACTTATGGGAGGACAGGTAAAACAAAAAGACAATTCAAACGCAATGGGGTATTTGCTTTCATACGCGATTTTTGCAATGAATATTATGGTCATTTGGAAATGATGGGCTATCGCCAAGCGGTAAGGCACAGGATTTTGATTCCTGCATTCCGGGTTCGAATCCCGGTAGCCTAATTGGTTACATGTTGACGTTCCATGTAGCCACGTATGTTTTTCATATGTACTTGAACCCTTGGTTGAGTGATTCAAGCATTTGGGTTCCTCCTTTCGCCACTAGGACGATTCTGTTAAGGACGGTGCGAGACCGTCCGGTGGTATTCTATCATGCATCTATCCCACGGTGCATGAGCCATGAAATTAGGTGGTGGCGGAATAGGTAGACGCGCAGATGGAAGAGACAGGACAAAGATTAAAAACTCATGGTTGAAGTCCTATGGGTTCGATTCCCTCCAATGTGAACAGTGCACGGTTTATGTGAGGTGCAAATCCTCACCCACCTATTCGGTCAAATTATGCTGTTTGCTTGCAGATGGTCTATGTTTTGGCTGTATGATACCACGGGCAATTATAATGTGGCGCAGAGGCATCAAGACCTCGAAATGGAAGCATTAAGACTTCGTTAAGTAGTAACAACGATGGGTATTCCTGCTGAATCATCGTTAAAACAAAACAGGATAGTGCCATGCATAGCACGTAAAACATATTGCTAACCGTCTTGTGGCGGTTATGATCGGTTAGTCGAGCGGTAAGACACCACCCTTTCACGGTGGTAACACGAGTTCAAATCTCGTACCGATCACTGTATTGGGATTTAATTCAGTGGTAGAAGACACGGCTTATATCCGGGTTGTCGCGGGTTCGATTCCTGCAATCCCAACGCGTTGTAAAATATTGTTTATGTGACAAGGCTGACGAGTTTTGGTGTAATGAATGATGTTTTTCTTGTGATGGAAGCGTTGTCGACTTAAAAAGCGTGGAAATAGGACGATGAAAGTTCGTTGAAGATATGTAGAAAATTTTGCAGTGTTCCCATAATGGAATTGGAGCCGGTTGCTATCCGGTCGGGCGTTTATTCGCCTTGTAGGTTCGAGTCCTACACACTGCGCTTGCCCGAAATAGGGCGTTGATGTGTGGCGGAATGGGTAAACGCTATGAAATGTCTATTGCAAAATGCAATACAGAGAAAGTATTTCTCAGGGACATTATGAGAGAAAGTAAATCTTTTCTGCGAGGTTCAAATCCTCGCCACATCAATTCCTTATCTCCACTTAGTCGGGTGCTACTGCAATAGTTCCGGTCAATGGGGACTTATGGATGGTAGCGGTATCATTGGAAACAGAAACCCCTTCCGTGATTAGAAATTGCAGATTTGAAAGCGGTTGGCATGGTTTGGTCTGACAGGGTTCGATTCCCTGTGCCGCTATTTGATGATAAAAAACATTGTGGAATATTTATATCATCAAAAGACACGGAATCTCACGAGGATTCCGATTTTTGCTATGATTGAGGTATAATATGACAAACTGCGTGAATTGTGGCGCACCGATCGAAACCGACAAAAAGGTGTGTCCTTATTGCAAAACTCCATATGATGTAAGTGGATTCAAGGGTGAAATAGGGGAAATGTTCGGAGAAATTACGATTGGTGGAAAAACAAGTAGAGTATATCTAGGAAATGTAGAACGCAATCAGCTATTAACCGAGCCATATTATGATGCAAATGGTATTTTGCATCGTGAGATTCCAAAAACAATACGCAAATTTACTTTGATTGAGGTGTGAATTATGACAAGTTGCTTGTGCTGTGGAATGCTAATACTTGACTCCGAAGTTGATAGGTGCCCTTATTGCAAATACCTATTTACACAGATTCCGGCAAGGAACGTTCCAGAAAGTCAGCCGGAGAAGGTGGAAACGGCAATATTTGAAAACGTGGTATTTAATAAAGGGGAGGGGCGGAAGAATGTGTGATTTTTGTCGGAATAAAAAGAAAATCATTGATGGTAAAGGAAATTTAGTTCTTTTTGGAGCTGAAAATAACATGATTTTCGACAATAGCGATGGAAAAGAGGTTGCAGGAGCCGTAAAAATTAATTTTTGCCCTATCTGTGGTAGAAAGCTGGTGGAATAGTGACTAAACCGATATACACATATACTTCGATTCACATAAAAGAGGCGTTTCAATTTGAGCAGTTACTTGAAAATATTTTTAAGGGAATGAACGTTTCATATAAGAGAAAAAGTGAGTATATGGAATTTGAAACCGATAAATTCACTTTGATATGCGCGCCTTTGTTTTCAAGCAATTGCTTGCCATACAAGTGGTGCTCATGCCTTATCATTGACCTTGACTATTCAAAACTTCCGTTTGCAGCATATGACAAGGTAGATTATGCGACAGAGAACATTTTGCATGAAATACATCCAGACACAGAAGTTATTGACAAAAACGATTTTATGAAAATTATCAAGAAAATGTACGAGGCATAAAAGTGAAACCATTAGAAGAAATATTTTTTAGAGCTTGCGTGAATGAACAGAAAAGAAAATTGCATTCAAGCAATCGAGAATTGAGCATAAGAACTATTGGAAATATTTTTGAAAGGCTTGGATTTTCGTACAAGCAGTTAATGTATTATGTAAGAAAGTGGTGTGACAAGGGATTTTATGATTACGGAGTAACACTTGACTTGGGATGGTTTGAATTTGACAAACTGACCGGAGAATATAAACAGATTTATGATTCTATGACAAGTACAGACGGATGGAAAGATGGAGAGTTGGAAAATTATATTTCAAGAAATTCTTTTAAACGAGATAGAATAACACCACTTGATATTCTGTATATGTACGGATTGGTTTGAAAGGCGGCAGAATGATGGTTACACAGAAAGATGTCCACAATAGTATAGTTGTAAATGCAAACGTTTGGCAGAAAAGATATTTATCATTACAATGCGGTGGAAGCGTTGAAAAGATAAAGGAAGCCGAACAGGCAATGGCTAATATGATTAACGGCATTAGCAAGGCACTTAAAAATAGTGGAACAGATTATTTGAATAAACTTGATTTGTAAGAGAGGGATTTTATGAAACATCAAAAAGAATGGTATACTTGCGATCGTTGTGGTGCGGAAATTAAAAAAGGAATACTGTGCGGAAATTCGGTTACAAGAAACGGCGTTTTTAATACCACATACGACTTGTGCTATAAATGTATGGAAGATTTTGAGGAGTTTATGAGAAATGACAGTTAATATGGGAACCAAAACCTATGAAATGAGCCGTAAGCAGGCAAAAGCCATCCTTGGAACGGCTAAGAAACTTGCAAATTGCAACATATACGGCATTGAAAAAGGTAATGTGGTGATTATGCTGAATGAAAAGTATGAGGACGATATGAGCCTTAGAAAAACCGTAGAGGAGTATAAAAAGAAAGGGTTCAAGGCGCATTGGAAATGAAAATAATCAAAGAAGGCAGCCTTAGGTACGAAAGAAAACCTTTAAAGTTTGAGTGTAAGAATTGCAAAACCGTTTTTGAAGCGGAAAAGACTGAATATGAATATTGTGGAGATCAAAGGGAAGGCGATAACTACAAGTGTGAATGCCCATTGTGCCACAAAATGGTATATTACAATTAAAAGACAACCGGCTAACAAATGGAGTTAGTCGCTACCCTAAAACAGTTATAGGCAGAGGTCAAGGCACTTCTGCTTTTGCGGAGGTGCTTTTTATTTGGCTTCAAGGCAGTTAATCAATGCAGTAAATGGATATGAAAACTACATACAGAGAAAAGGCGTTGATGAACAGGTAATAGATGCCCTTTTAAAAGCGTGCAATGTGGCGATTCGGACGGAAAAAGACGTTGACTACGGATTGACTATAACCGAAAGAACAAAGGCTTTAATCAACGAATATACGCAGAAAAATGCGGGCGGTAGCATATGGGAACTTGAACGATATGCGCAGAATCACGACATTAAAGGCGGATACAAACTTGTGGATCAGTTCTATGAAGTCTTGCGGTTAGAAAGCTTTTATCGTTTCGAAAGCTTCATCTACTTTATGGAGCGCAAAAGAAATTGGAGTAAACGGTTTTATTATCCACGCCGCAAGACGCTGAATATAGTTGCCCAAGATCTTGAAGATTTGGAAAACCGGAAGATTAAATTTTACGGATTGTCAATGCCATCGCGTGTCGGCAAATCGACTATCTGTATTTTCTTCCTTGCGTGGGTGGCTTTGCGCAGACCGAACAGCCATAGTGCAATGGGTGGTCACTCTGGTATTTTGGCAAAAGGATTTTACAAAGAACTGATGAATCTTTTTACCACGGAAGAATATACGTTTGCTGAACTTTTTGCTTATTGGCATCCGGAATACGCAAACACAACGCTTCCGACAGACAAAAGCGCGGACGAATTTACGATTACGCTTGGAGATCCGGACAGATTCGCAACCGTAACGTGCCGTGGTATTGACGGAACATGGACAGGAGCGGTCGATGTTTCAAAAGATGGATATTTATATGTCGATGACTTGGTTCGTGATCGAGAGCATTCATTAAGTCCTACTCGAATGGAAAACACATACCAAGAGTACCTAAACAAGATGGTTGACCGTAAAAATGACGGTGCAAGGGAATTGATGGTTGGTACCCTTTGGAATGTTTTAGATCCATTGGAGCGCATGAGAAAGCAATATGAGCACGATCCACAATACCGATTCCGTAAGATTCCGGCACTTAATGAAAATGACGAAAGCAATTTTGCGTATGAAATCAACGGATTTTCCACGGAATACTACAGAGATATGAGAGATAAGCTTGACAATGCCGAATGGATGGCTAAGTTTATGCAGCAACCATATGTCCGCGAAGGATTGCTTTATACAGATTTAAGATTATTTAATGGAATCCTACCGGATGGAGATTTCCGGCGCATCGGAGTTGTGGATGTCGCCTGGGGCGGCGGCGATAGCTTGTCAATGCCGATAGGGGCAGAATATGAAAACGGAGATGTTTATATTTACGATTGGGTATTCAACAAAGGCACGAAAGAGGTAACAATCCCTCTTGTTGTTGGACGAATTATCGGGAATGAGATTCGGCAGACAAGATTTGAGGGAAATACCGGAGGAGATCTGTATTGCCAATATGTAGATGAAAAGTTGCAGGAACAGGACTATAAATGCTCATGCACAAGTAGAAAAGCACCAAATAAGGTTGAAAAGTTATCGAAGATCATAGCATATTCCGGGGATGTTAAGAGAAAATTCATATTTCTTGATACGCACCGACCGACGCAGGAACAAATGAAGAAAGATTCAGATCTTGGAGTAACAAGATATTACAGAAATGACGAATATCAAGCGGCGATGGATGAACTTTCTATGTTTGTAAGTATTGGCGGTAATGAACACGACGATGCCGCAGACGGTTTAACCCAGCTTGAAATGTTTATAGAGAACCCAAACAATACCGCAAAGGTAGAAGCGGCAGTAAACCCATTTAGGAGGTATTAGGATATGACAACAGACAAATATCTTTCACAGATAAGCAGAATCGACCATGCGATTGCAAATAAGCTGGAAGAAATCAAAAGGCTATCCGATATGGCAACATCTATATCCATATCTCCAAAAGAGGTAGACGTGCAATCATCCGGCAATCCCGATAAAATGGGAAGTGCGGTATCAAAAATTGTTGATCTGCAGAACGAAATTCAAACGCTTGTTGATGAATTGGTTGATAAAAGGCGAATTATCATATCGCAAATTGACAGTATGGATAATACAGATGTGTACATCGTGCTTTCATCACATTATGTCAATGGAAAAGATTGGAACTTGATTTCCGTTGAAATGAAATATTCCTACAGAAACATTATGAAACTTAGGAAAAGAGCACTGCAGGAGTTTGAAAGACGTTATGGACAGCTTTACTCTGAAAAGAGTGCATAAAAGTACACAATAGTTCACACTCTTTCACAACATTTCCTAAAACTTGCATGGTATACTAAAAGAGTAGAAAAACAAAATCCTACAACCCCAAAAGCATATAACCCGTAAAAGGCACTGCCAGAAATGGCAGTGTTTTTTATTTACAAGAAAGAGACTTCTATGAAAAAAGTAACTATATATTGCCCGGATTGCGGAAGAATTGCCGGACATTACGATGGGAGATCTACGATAGATCATCCGTGTAAATGTAAAAAATGCAATCATATTGTGATTTATCGCGTGGCAACAGGCAAAATTGAAACAAAGCCAATACCGAAACGCGCTTGCAGTAGTGGAGTTTTATTTATATGAACAAGCAGTATTTTCATGACCTTGTAAAAGGCAGATATGGAAGAAAAATTGCATATGCTAACGTAGAACAGATTACGGCAGACAATATCGTAAATGTTGTCGGAAACTGCATTGGTGCATTTTATTTCAACAAGACGATCATTCGGTATCTGTGGAACTACTACAAGGGCGATCAGCCGGTATTGTACCGAACAAAGGTGCAAAATGCGGACATAACCAATAAGGTATCTGAAAACCATGCCTATGAGATTGTTCAATTCAAGGTTGGTCAGACTTACGGTGAGCCAATTCAGCTTATCAGCAGGAAAGACGATGACCGAATAAACAATGCGGTTGATGAATTTAATGATTATCTGACTGATGCTAATAAGCAGGAAAAGGACATTAAGGCAGGGGAGTGGCAATCAGCAACCGGAACGTCATTTAAGGCAGTGCAGATTACAAAAAATGAAGATATTCCATTTAGAATTGTTGCACCGACGCCAATGAATACGTTTGTTATCTACAGCCGTTCCACAGAAGAACCACTTTTAGCAATCCAAGAGCTTAAGGATGCTGATGGACAGATGTATAAACTCTGCTACACGGACTCTTACGAGTGCAAGATTGTGAACGGAGAGGTTCGAGATTGGAAACTACATGGCTTTGGTGGAATCCCGATTGTTGAGTTTCCGAACAACCATGAGCGCATTTCTGATATTGAGCTTGTGATCGGACTATTGGATGCAATCAATACGATGCAGTCAAACCGAATGGATGGCGTTGAGCAGTTTGTTCAGTTTTGGATAAAGTTTGTAAATTGCGACATTGACCGGGAAACCTTTGAAAAAATGAAGATTTCCCATGCGCTGACGGTAAAATCCAATAATGAGCAGAATAAATCAGATGTTGATATTATGACACAAGAGTTGAATCAGACAGAGTGCCAAGTCGCAAAGGATGATTTGTGGGATAATGCACAGTCCATTCTTGCTATACCGACAAGAGAATCGCAAAATTCTGGTGGTGATACACAGGGGGCGGTATCTTTAAGGGCAGGGTGGGACTTCTCTAAAACCAGGGCTAAACAAAAAGACCCGATAATAAAAACATCGGAAAAGAGATTGGCTAAAGTAATATTAAACGTAATAAGAATTAAAGACCATGATTTAGGGCTTACGGCAAGAGATTTTGATGTTCAAATCAACCATAGTCCTCTTGATAATTTATATACAAAAACGCAAGCACTCGATCAAATGTTAAAAGCTGGAATAAATCCAAGAATAGCAGTATCTACTTGTGGATTATGGGGAGATGCCGAAAAAGTATTTATACAATCAAAGCCATATTTCGATGTTTTGTATAAAACAGTAGATATGGTAAAAAAAGAAAATGAGAATACAAAAAAACAAGAACCGACAAGCTAATTCCTATCGGTTCTTGTTTTTACATAATCAGTTAAAATACTAACCATGAGATTGTTAAGAGAGCGAATTTCTTCTTTTGCAATAATCTCAAGAGAAGATTTAAGCTTCTTTTCCATAACAATTGTAGTTTTAACTTTACTTTCTGAAATTTTTCCTTGCGGCATATTATCACCTCTTTTTGTGTAGTATAAATTACCATCAAGTAATTGTCAAGTAACTTGCAAGTTGCTAGCAACTATGATATAATACATGTAAAGGAGATGATTATATGCCAGATAAGAAAATGGCAAGACATGTTACACATGGGTTGACAGGTAAAAGAGTTTATAAAACTTGGGAAAGCATGAAAGCAAGGTGCTACAATCCTAATGATGGGAAGTATGAGAAATACGGTGGGAGAGGGATTAAAGTATGCGAGGAATGGTTAGGGAAAGACGGGGCGAGGAACTTTGCGAAATGGGCTTACGAAAATGGTTTTGATGAAAATAAACACCAAAAAGAACAAAGTATTGACCGGATAGATGTAAATGGTAATTATGAGCCAAATAATTGCAGATTTACAGATGCAAAAATCCAAGCTAATAATAGAACAAATACTATCTTTCTTGAATATCAAGGAAAGACAAAATGCTTACAAGAATGGGCAGATGAAGTAGGAATATCAGAATCAACTATTCGTTGGAGATTGAATAACGGGTATTCAGCAGAAAAGGCACTGACTACCGAAGTAAAGAAAAATTCAAACGCAGGTAAGAGGTATTTGACATACAAAGGAGAAACAAAAACAGTTTCTGAATGGGCGAAGCATCTAGGATTTGACCCTAAAGTATTATATTCAAGAATAAAACGAGGGTGGTCAACAGAAAGAGCTTTAGAAACCCCAACTGGTGCCGACAAGTGGCATAAAACAAAATAATAAATTTGAAGATAAGACAGTCACCGAGTAATCGGCGGCTGTTTTTATTTTATAAAAATTCGCAAAGTTGTGAGCGTAAAAATCAGCAATGTCGTTCGGTGTCGTTGCACCGTATAAAAATTCGTATGACATATCGGAGGTAATGAATGAAGAGAGAAGATCTGATTGCTATGGGATTAAGCGAGGAAAACGCGGACAAGATCATGGCAGATTACGGAAGTTCCGTACAGAAAGCCAAAGCAAAGGCTGACGAGTACAAGACAAAGGCTGACAAAGCAGAAGAGTTGCAGAAGCAGCTCGATGATATCGAACAGGGAAAGCTCACGGAAGTCGAGCAGGCAAATAAGAACCTCGAAAAAGCCAATGCGAGAATCGCGGAACTTGAAAAAGCGCAGGCAATAGCCACGCAGAGAGCCAATGCCGCATCTAAATTTAATGTTACCGCAGAGCAGGCAGCGCAAATTGTAAAAGACGATGGCAGCTTTGATTATGACGTTCTTGGAAAGATTATCTCTGAAAAAGAGACCGCCGCAGCACAAGCCAAGGAGCAGGAGATTGCAAAAGGCAGTACGAATCCGGGAGGTGGCACGGCTGGCGGCGATAAAGCCGGTACAGATAATAAGACAAATGCTGAAAAGATAGCAGAAAGCCTTATATCTAACGCACCTAAGAACAATGACGTTTTATCACATTACATTCAGCAATAACAGGAGGTAAGAAATGGCAAAGGAAATGAATATGCAGTATGAAAAGACTTTATACGCAGGAGATGTTCAGATTTTAAAGAGAGAGCCTAATGAAGCAATCCCATTAACACTTGATTTTGATGGCGTGACAACTAAAAACGCACAGGGCAAGAAGATTGTCAAAGCAGGTACTCCAATCGGAGCAAATGGCAAGGCTGACAATACGGCTACGGTAGTGGGTATTTTGAGATTTGATGTAACAGAGGACAGGCCACAAGGAGTGCTGCTTAAGAAAGCATATCTTAACACGAAAGTAGCAGAAGCGCATTCCGGCGTTACATATGACGCAGAAGTTAAGACAGCTCTTCCAATGATTGTATTTGAATAATAACAGGAGGTAAATAGATGTTAATTAATGAAGTATTAGACAGTAAGTCTATCGCATTATCGGCAACAGAAAACGCTAGTAATCAGATACCTTATCTTGGTTTACAGTGGTTTCCAGAAAGAAAGAAGCAGGGACTTGATTTAAGTTGGATTAAGACACACAAGGGTTTGCCGGTTTCACTTGCGCCATCTAATTTTGACACAATCCCAACTCTTAGAGCTAGAGGCGGATTAAGTAAGGAAAAAACACAGATGGCATTTTTCCGCGAGGGAATGACAGTTGGTGAAGAGGAAATGCTTGAAATCGAGCGTATTCAATCAGAAGACGACCCTTACCTTGCAAGTGCTTTATCAAGTGCATATGACGACACTAACAACCTCGTAAGCGGCGCAGAAGTTGTACCGGAGCGCATGAGAATGTCACTTCTTTCTACAAATGCAGGTCATCCGGTAATTGCTATTGTAAGTGATGGCGTTCAGTACGCTTATGATTACGATAAGGATGGCTCATACGCAAAAGACCATTACGCAAAGTTATCCGGCACAAGCATGTGGAGCGATACAGCTAATTCAAAGCCACTTACAGACCTTAACAATGCAAGAAAGAAGTTACAGAAGCAGGGTAAGATTGCTAGATACGCACTTATGAACAGCAATACATTCCAATATCTGCTTGACAATGCACAAATAAGAAACTCAATTCTTGCACAGAACCTTACAGCAACTATTGAGGTTGACGATGATACTGTTATTTCGGTGGTACGGAAGAGGGCGAAGCTCACTATCGTACTTTACGATAAGATGTACATTGATGATGATGGCAAAGAGCAGTACTTCTACCCGGATAACAAGGTTACACTTCTTCCAGAAGGCAGCCTTGGAAGCACTTGGTTTGGCACTACACCGGAAGAAAGAACTGCAAGACAGGTAGCTGATGTTGATGTAACAACATATGGTGTAGGTATTACAGTCGCTACAAAGACAGAGTATGGACCACCTATGAAGATGTCAACATTTGCATCTGAGGTTGTACTTCCATCATACGAGAATATGGATAGCACATTTGTATATGAGGTTCATAGCGAAGAGTAGGGGGTGCAACTATGAAATATCCATATATAGTGATTCATAATGGTAAATGGTACAACGCAGGAGAAGAGGTGCCGGAGAGTAATTCTCCGGTATCTTCCGTTGGATATACAAAGACCGAAATCAACAGAATGAGTACCGCAGACTTGCAGAAACTTGCCGCAGAGCAGGGAATTGAAAACGCACAAGCAACAAGCGGTGCGGAACTGAAAGAAATTCTGATTGCAAAATTTAATCTGTAGGAGATCGCTTATGTCATACACGCTTGTCGAACAAGTAAAAATTCGTTTAAAACAATTTCATATAGAAGAGGTAGAGGACGAAACGACCGGAGAAAAGTCCGATAAAGTTGTGTTTGATGAAAAAGAATGTAACCCTTTGATTGAACAGCTTTTAGAGCAGGCAAGAAAAGAGATTATCAGCAGACGGAACTATCCGGACACATACACGCAAGACCAGATTGACAGTGATGTTAAGAACTATGAAAACATTATGGTCAATTTGGCAGTGTACGACCGGTCACAGGCAGGAGAAGCATACATGGCAAGTTTCTCCGAAAACGGCGTGAGCAGGACATGGAAAGACCGTGAAAGCCTTTTTGCTGGTGTATTTCCGTTTGTTAAAGCTATGTAAATATCGCCTATAGGGCATTAAAGAAGATTGAGCGTGACCATTATGGTTGCAGGCGGCGCACATTAAGCGGTGGTGGGCAGTGCGTCAAAAGGAGATTCAAATGAAAAGTATTTTGATTCAAACTTATCTTGTGGCACTTCCGATAGTGCTTGGATATATAGTTTGGCTTCTTAAACAGCAAAAGAAAAGCAGGGACGCGAACAGTAAAGGAACAATGCTCCTTTTGCGCGTCCAACTTATTGAATACCATGCAAAGTACACCAGAATCGGAGAAATACCGTCATATGCCTATCAGAACTTTTGTGAGATGTATGATGCGTACCATGCGTTAGGTGGAAACGGAATGGTTACGAAAATGAAGCATGAGATTGAAGAGATTCATATAGGGAAAGGAGATAAAAGCCATGAGGAATTGGAAGGATTGGACTAAGAAAGCCGGCATCCGAGCAATCAAGACTGTTGCGCAGGCGGCGGTTGCCGGAATTGGAACGGCGGCATTTATGGGCGCTGTGGATTGGAAATATGTTCTTTCTGCATCAGTTCTTGCCGGAGTGTTATCGCTTCTGACAAGTGTTGCAGGAATCCCGGAGGAAAACACCAATGCTTGACATTAACAAGCAGGAAATGAAATATTCGCAATCCGGTCAGAGGGTATTCATTCCACAAACTGACGAAAATGGAGATATTGTCTATGAAGGGTACAAGGATTCCGATGGAAACTTTGTACCTTATTTAGATTCCAAAGGCAACAAGATTCCAAAAGGCGAGGAAGTTGAAGGGTTTTCAGAACCTACGACATTCCAAGCCAATATCAGCAATAAGCTGTCAGAAGCCCTTGTGAAAGAATTTGGAATTGATGATAGTACATCATACTGTCAGCTTGTCACGGATAAAGGATATTTGCCACTGAAAGCCGGTGATGTGGTGTGGAAACGTTCGGAAGTAAAACGCACTGATGATGGACTTGTGGATTCAGAAACCGCAGATTACATCGTAAAAGGCGTTGCTGATGAAGGACTGACCACGGATTTGTTTCTTCTTCGGAAGAATATTAAGTAGGTGATTGTATGAAAAAGAAACCTATTTCAATGACACTATCCACTAAGTCCATACAAGACGCTATAAAGAAATTAGAACAGTACCGCGATAGTTTACAGGCTAAATGCGATTTACTTGTTTCTAGGCTTGCACAGGAAGGTCAGACGGTGGCAATAAAACAAATATCGAAATCTCCAATAGGGAACACGATAACGGTAAGGGTAGATAAAGCACCGCAGTTAATGACCTCGAACGCGATTCTGATTGCAACCGGAAAAACGGTAACGTCAGAAGATAGAGAACCGTTCTATACTTTATTGGCGGTAGAGTTTGGAGCCGGTATTTTTTATAACTCCAAAGAGAATCCGAAAGCACCGGAACTTGGATTCGGTGTCGGAACGTATCCTGGGCAAATACACGCTTTTGAAGATGGTTGGTACTATTGGGATGATAAGACCGAAACATGGCGTTATACCCACGGTATCAAAGCCACAATGCCTATGTATAATGCGGAACAACAGATTATTAAACAGTATGTAAAGATTGCAAGGGAGGTATTCGGTGGAAAATGAGTTAAATAGTTGGGCACTTGATTTTGAAGATACCTTATGTTCCCTTTTGAAATCATACATGGAAAGCAAGGTAAGAGGAATTAAAGTGACGCAAGATGAAGAATCTGGCGGAACCGCAACATTCCCGACACTTTTAGTCAGACAAATCGGTGGTACAGAAGCCGGACGAACTAACGAAGCAAAGACAATCAATGCAATTCGCCCAACATTTCAGATCACAATTACAAACAAAGGTTCAAGAAAAGCAACTAAGGACATCGCAGCATATGCGGTGTCTTTTTTTAAACAACAAATGTTTGAGGTATCAAATGTAATCCAAACAATTTCCAAGCAAGTGCGAACGGTTACATTCCGCGCAACTCGCGTAATTGGAAACGTTGAGCATTTAGATCAGCTATAAGCAGAAAGGAAGTAGAAAATATGGCATCAACAAGTTATAGAACTCGTGTCATTGTAAAAGAGCACACGGAAAAGCAGGCTGACTTTGCAGGAACATACAATCTTTTGGTTGCGGCTAAGTCAGTTCCAAGCCCTGCATCACCACCAAACACGGTTGAGTCAACCACAATGGAAGATGACCAGCAGACCTTTGAAAAAGGAATTAAGACTTCTGATTCAAGAGAAATCACAGGAAACCTTGAAAAAGAATATCTTTCAAAGGTGGATGGATATGGAGATAAAAAACTTGATATTATCCATCTGTACGGAACTGACGGTATTGGTGGCGTAGCGAAGTACGCATATGTAGGAACTGCAACAGCCACACCTAACGATGTAGGTGGAAACGATGAAATCCTTGAAATGACGGTAACAGTTATTCCAAGTACAGCATCAGAGCTTGTTACAGATAAGCTGACTGTCGTTGATAACAACGATGGTACATTTACCGTAACAGTGGTGGGGTAAAAAGCCTATCGGACGAGCAATCGACCGCACCGGTAGGCGAGGATGAACGGTCGATAGCAGAACTTGAAGCAATAAGATAAGCAACAATGGGGCGGTGGCAACACTGCCCCTTGCCAATATAGGGCAGAAAGGCAAGGTAAAACATGAAAGTTAAATTAGGTGGAAAAGAATATACAATTCAGTTTGCAACAAGACCATCATTAAAATCACATATCTTACAGGATATTATGAAGACACAGGACATGGAAGATATTTCTTCTATGGAAGATATTCTTCTTGAAACACTTCCTAAGACGCTTCTTGTAGGATTGCAGATGCATCACAATGAAGAATTTGGATATGATTACAAAACAAACGAAGGCTACGATGAGCAGCTTGAGAAGGTGTCCGACATTCTCTATGATGCGATTGACACAAACGAGATTAACTGCATGGATTTATTCGCTGATATGCAGGAGGAAATGATGACAAACGGTTTTTTAGCGCAGATGATGGAGTCGTTGGAGAGAGCGCAGGAGCAGGAGAAAGAGAAGGAAAAGACCCCATCCAAAGCGAAAACCAAGAATTAACATGGGAATATTACGTTGCGGAAATCCGTCCGTTTTACCTTGTGGTAACGAAAGGCTACGGATTTTCCGTTGATGATATAGATATGATGAATCCAGAGTTGCTTAAGCCTTATGTAGATGCATATAAGACAGAATGGAAGCAACGCGACATGGAAATGTATATGTGGTTCGGCAGATATGCAACGTCAGCACTTGTGACCGCAATAGACGCGACATTCGGTAAGGGCAATAGTAAGTACGTGAAAGAAACTTGCTATGATTCCATTGAAAAGCATAATACGGATGATCCCGATGCAGAGATACGAGAAATGCTTAAAGTGGAAGAAGCATGGGCGGCTAAATCAAGGGAATCACATTTACCAAAGCCAAAGATAGTTTAAGAAAAGAGGTATTGCTATGGCAGTAATTATCGGAAGTGCGCGGCACGATGAACACGGAAATTGCTATTCCGGTGGAAAAGCCGGAGACCAGACCGGACAGGAAGTGTCTACGCAGAAGTTTTACAACCATTCTAAGGGATGGTACGTGCTAAGGGCGAAGGACGATAGGGTTGCGGAGAAGTTAGCCGAAGCTATGCAGATTGCATCTGACAATAAAAATATCGGCTATGACCAATCGGAACGCTACGGAGTCATTAAGCATGGAATCAACACAAAGGTTAAGACGGAATGCGATTGTTCTTCCCTTGTACGTGCTTGTATTATCTATGCATCCGGCAAGGATGTGGGAGATTTCAATACATCTAATGAACGACCGGTAATTTTGAAATCCGGTTTGTTTGATGATATGGGTTCTTATCATGCCGGTTTTATTCTTCGCAACGGAGATATTCTTGTGACACGCATAAAAGGACACACAGTTATTGTTGTAAAAGGCGCAAGAAAATGCAAAAACAAGTATTATCCGAAGTATAAGGGAAACTCAAACTCAATCGTTGAAGCATTAAAAGCGGTTGGGGAAGATGATGTGTCGAAAGAACATCGCGCGGAAATCGCAAAAAAGAACGGATTTTCCAATTTCAAGTTTACATCAGAGGAAAATTCAAAGATGCTTTCTCTTCTGAAAAAGGGAAAACTGAAAAAGTAATTCAAGGGCGGTAGGGGTCAAATCTTACCGCCCTTTTAACCGGCTATCAATGTGGAAGATAGCCGCTAACCTAAAAAGTTATAGGAAGTTGGTGGATAAATGGAATTAGAGTCTCTTGAAATAAAAATCCAAGCACAGGCACAACAGGCAAGCGGTCAGATAGATGCGCTTGTGACAAGGCTTGGGAGATTATCTTCCGCGCTTTCTGGACTTAGTACCGGGAATCTGAATAGTCTTTCCACAGGGGTAAACCGACTTGCAGGGGCAATGACGGCAATGCGTGGAATTGACACCCGGACTTTTTCTGCGGTTGCAAGAAATATAAGCAAATTAGGCTCTATCAACAGCAGACAGATTAATGCCGCGGCTGGTTCTATGCGTCAGATTTCCAATGCATTAAAAGGGATTTCTGGAATGTCGGCATCCGTTAAGGGTCTGACCGACCTTGCGTCTGCAATCAAACAGCTTGGCTACCAGAGTTCCACCAAGGCGATTGAAAATATCCCGAAACTTGCCATGGCAATGCGACAGCTTATGTCCGAACTGTCGAAAGCCCCTAGTGTAAGCCGGAATATTATTGACATGACAAACGCATTGGCAAAATTATCACGTACCGGTGGAGCGGCAGGAACAGCGGCAAAGAGTATAACAAGCTCATTTAGTGGATTTAGTTCCAGTGCTTCTGCGGTTACCAAGAAGTCGTTTTCTCTTGCGTCAGCAATCGGAAAAGTGTATGCAACGTACTGGGCTTTATTTCGCGGATTTAGGCTACTTGGAGACGCTATTGACATATCATCCTCACTGACAGAGGTTGAGAACGTTGTAAGGCAGACATTCTGGCAGTATGAAAGCCTAATTAACAATTTCGCAAAAACATCCATTGAAAAATTTGGTATGTCTGAACTGTCTGCAAAGCAGTTCGCAAGTCGTTTCCAAGCTATGGGAACTGCCCTTGATATTCCGCAAGGGCAAATGGCAAAAATGTCTATCCGGTTGACAGAATTAGCCGGAGATATGGCTTCATTTTATGATGTGAGCCAAGAAGATATTGCCAAGAGTCTGCAATCTGTATTTTCCGGTACTACGGCACCTATGCGGCGTTATGGTATCGACTTGACACAGGCAACATTAAAGGAATGGGCTTTAAAACAAGGACTTGATGCGAACATTTCCTCGATGACGCAGGCTCAAAAAGCTATGTTGCGTTATCAGTATGTGCTTGCGCATACAACCAATATCACCGGAGATTTCGCACGTACAGCCGATACATGGCATAACCAGATAACCATGCTTAAAGAGAACTTCAAAGCACTTGGAGCGGTTGTTGGTGGTGGTTTAATCAATGCATTCAAGCCATTTATCAAGGTACTTAATTCAGTTCTGCAAAAGGTTATTTCCTTCGCAGAGATGGTAACAAATGCTTTAGGTTCTATCTTCGGATGGAAGTATGAAGCAAGCAAAGGGGCAGGAATCAGCGGTCTTGCTGATGATATTGGAAGCGCATCTGACGGCATGGACGATTTAAGCAATGCCGCAGGAAACGCAGGGAAAAACACGGGTGGTATCGCAAAAAATGCCAAGAAAGCAAAAAAGGAAATCCAACAGGCAACTCGTGCATTTGATGAATTAAAGGTTATTTCAAAACAAAGTAAAGATAATACTTCCGGTTCCGGGAATAAAGGTTCTGGTTCTGGATCTGGTTCAGGTGCTGGTGGCGGCACCGGTGCTGATGGTGGATTAGTTCAGACGGACACCATCTTTAAGAAATTCAAAAGCAAAATCAAAGACCTTGAACAGTTGGGAGAGTCTATTTCCGGTGCGTTAATTAACGCAATGAAAAAAATTAAATGGGAAAAAGTGTATGCAAAAGCTGAAGGTTTTGGAAGGGGATTAGCCAAATTCCTTAACGGACTATTTAAAGGGCAAAAAGGAACAACGCTTTTCGGAGAAACCGGAAAACTGATCGCAAATTCATTAAACACGGTGCTTCATGGTTTAGATTCATTCGGCACAACGTTTGATTGGAAACAATTTGGAAATTCAATCGCAGACGGAATCAACAAGTTTTTCCAAAACTTTGACTTTGCATTATTGGCTCAAACACTTAATGCATGGGCGCAAGGCGCGTTTGATGCAGTTACGACAGCATTAAGTAAAATTTCATGGAAGGATGTATGGAACGGAGCAAAGGAGTTTTTAAGCAACCTAGATGTAAAAACAGTTGGAATCATAATCGGTGCGCTGACAATCAAAAAAATTCTTGGATTACATCTTGCAAAAACCGCACTTGATATAATCGGAACTTCCATTTCAAAATCAATAGCTGGTTCACTTGCATCAAGGCTTGGCGTTGAAATTGCGGCAAATGAGGGAATCTCGGCAGTATTGTCTACCGCTTTGTCAAAAAAAATAGGTGGGGTGTTTGCTACACTTGGAACAACTGTTTCAGCTGGTGTCAAAGCTTTATTCGGTAGCGGTGCGGCAGAGAGCGCACTTTCTTTTATCAGTCCGGTAGCAAAAGCTATAACCGGGATTGGATCTGTTGCAATTGGCGCGTTTACTGCAATATCAAACTTTGTGACCATGCTAAAGAACGGATTCAGTTGGCTTAATGAAGCACTTATGCTTGTCGGAGTTACGATTACGGCAGTCGGAGCGGTTATTTTAGGGGTAGCGGCAGCACCGGCAGCGATTATCGCAGGAATAGTAGCCGCTGTTGCAACGGCAACTGTAGTAGTCAAGGATCATTGGAAAGAAATAAAAGAAATTTTCTCAAAAGCCGGAGATTGGTTTAATACTAATGTGATTAAGCCAATAAGCGGATTTTTTGAGGGATTATGGAAATCCGTTTCCGGTTTTTTCTCTTCTTTATGGAAAGATATATCCGGTGTATGGAAAACAGTTTCTGGATGGTTCAATACTAATGTTATAAATCCTATTGTTTCATTTTTCCAAGGATTTTCAAAAAGAGTTGGTCAAATCTTTGAAGGATTGTGGATCATTGTCAAGGCTGTATGGATTGTTGTTTCTGATTGGTTTAAATCAAAGGTAATAGAGCCAATAAAGAAGAATTTTGAATTATTGAAATCGGCAGTATCAACCGCATTCAAGGTTCTATGGACAACTGTGAAATCGGTATGGGCGGTGGTTTCCGGTTGGTTTAAGGAGCATGTTACAACACCTATCAAGAATGCTTTTAGCTCAGCAAAAGAATCTATTCAGAAAGCTTTTAGCGCGGCAAAGACAGCGGTAACCGGTGTGTGGAATAGTGTTTCTAGTTGGTTTAAAGAACATGTAACCACCCCGATAAAAAATGCTTTCTCGAAGATGAAAGAAAGTGTAGCTGAAATATTCAGCAAATTATGGAATAGCGTGAAAAGTGGCGTTGCCGGGGCAATGAACACCGTAATTTCAAGAATTGAAACAGCAATAAATTCATTGATCGGTGGAGTGAATACCGTTTTGAGAGGGTTCAACAGTGTTGTTTCTGCGGCGGCTAAAGTAGCAAAGGTAAAGTGGAGCGGAGTCGATCTTGTGCCGAAAGTGAGCCTACCTAAAGTAAAGGCTTATGCAACGGGCGGTTTCATGGATAAATATAGCATAGCAACGGTTGGAGAAAACGGTCTTCCGGAAATTATGGGAACAGTCGGAGGTAAGCCAGCGGTCGCAGGAAGCCAAGAAATTACCGGAATCAAAGATGCTATCAATTCAACATCTGCGCAAGAGGTTTCCTTACTGCGACAACAAAATCAGTTATTACAAGCTATTTTACAGAAAAATTTCGGAATTACTACAAACGACATAGGAAAAGCTGCAAGGGATTATGGTAGAGAACATTACAATCGAACCGGAGACAATGTATATGTTTTTTAGTGACTTCTATAATAGAACGTGATATAATTCTAAATAAATCATATCACAAGAAAGGAGTCATTATGAGAAACACAAAAAAATTATTAGTAGCGATGGGATTGGCATTTGCCGTTTTGATTTCGGCTATGCCAATCCAAAATGCAGATGGGAAACAGATTGTTGCACAGGCGGCAACTATCAAATTAAGCAGAAAGACTCTTAATTTAAAAATTGGAGAATCCGCAACATTAAAGATAAGCGGAATGAGGAAAACTGCTAAATGGAGTAGTGGCAATAAATATGTTGCTTCTGTAAATAAGTCTGGAAAGGTTCTGGCGGTTGGAGAAGGAACGACGTACGTAAAAGCAAAAATTGCAAAGAAAACGCTTTCTTGCAAAGTTACCGTCACTTCTTCCTTTAATACGAACAAGGTAAAGAAAAACATCTCAATTGAATACCAAGATAGTGGTCATGGAGTTGTTGCTATCTTGAAAAACAACAACAAGGTAAATGTTGATCTGGACGCAAAACTTGTATACTACAAAAACGGTAAAATGCTGGATAGCAAAAGCGATTGTAACAGAGCTTTTGAATCCGGTAAGGAATGTGTTCTTTATTTTGACGCACCGAGCGATTCTGATTATAACGATGTTTCTTATGATAACTATAAAATGTCGTTGAGTGTTGATGAAGCAACAAATGCTGTTTGTGATGTTCGCAATATAATGGTTCAATCGGACATTGGAGCAGATAATGTTACGGTTGAAGCTACAAACGATTCCGGAAAAGATTTTTCATTTGTGAAAATTTCTTGCTTAATGTATGATACATCTGGCAACTTGATCAAATATGATTATCATTATGCAGAATGTGAAAAGAATGGAGACACCGATTATTTCTCGTTTAGTTTTCCGTACGATTCAAATTACGATACGATCTATCCGAGCAGTTATAAGATATATGTTGATGAAGCATATACATATACTTGGTTACAATAAAAATTGAAAGATAAATGATACTTAAGCCGTGGAAACACGGCTTATTTTAATTCCAAAATCGGATTGACACAAAATCAAAAATAGTCTATCCTTATTACTAAGGAAACAACCTTATCCGTGAAGATGCGGATTACTTACTTGAACGCCATACTGTACGAAAGAGGAAACCAATGTGATTTCACAAGTGGCTTCCTCTTTTTTATTCAGATAAAAATGTATGGAGGTAGACACGAATGAAAAAATCACAACTTATGCTTAAGATTCAAAACAGCATTGAGGTATTTGAGAATCCAATATTCGGACAGATCAGAATGGTCATGGTCGATGATGAACCATGGTTTGTTGGAAAGGATATATGCGAAGTATTTGGAGATACGAATTACAGAAGAAGCCTTTCAAATATTGATGATTCTGATAAGGGTGTGTCACAAATTGATACTCCCGGTGGAAAACAAAGAATGACGGTTGTTAATGAAAGCGGTTTGTATTCCTTGCTCTTTCAGATGCAACCACAGAAAGCAAAGGGTGTGTCACAAAACGACTCCCTTATAAACGAAAGAAAAGAAAAACTTCATAAGTTCAAACGTTGGGTAACATCCGAGGTTCTCCCTACAATCCGTAAAACAGGTGGGTATGTCAATAATGATGAATTATTTATTTCCACTTACCTGCCATATGCAGATGAAAACACTAAGCTGATATTTTCACAGACATTAAAAACTGTTAGGGAGCAGAACGAAACCATTAAAAGACAGCAGAAAGAAATCATCCATAAGGAAGATGTTATTATCGGACTCGTTGATGATATTGACTTGGCAACCAAGAGACAGCGGATAACACAGATTGTCCGTTTTGGTGCCGATGGAAAGTATCAAGAACGCTATTCGTTGCTTTATGGAGAATTTGAAAGGAAATATCACTGCAACCTTAAATCAAGGATGGAAGGGTGCGCACTCAAACCCAAAGTAAGAAACAAGATGGATTATATCGACAGGGAAATGGGAATGATTCCGCAGTTGTACGAAATCGCTTGCAAACTTTTTGAAAACGATGTAGAAAAGCTGAAATCTGAATGGGAATCAGTAGTAGCTTAAAATTTAATCAAATGGATAGCATCTACCAAACGGTAGGTGCTATTTTTATACCCATTTTTAGGAGGTAAACGATGGGATATGGCGGATATTTAGTAAAGTTTGGGGATTATACCATACCGAACAATTTAATAAAGCAGGACACGTTTAGTTCCTATGTAAACATGCAGGATAAAGACCCTTGGACGGATGAAAACGGATATGAGCATCGTGATGCCGTGGAACTGAAAGCCCTAAAGGTTGAGTTTGAAACCAAAGCCATGCTGACCGAAAAGCAGTTTGATGATTTTTGGAAGAACATAGAAAAGAACTATACCAAGGCAAAGGAGCGCGGTGGATATATCACGGCATACGTGCCGGAGAAACGCGGATATGTGACACAGTACGGATATATTGCTGACATTCAGCCTACGTTCTATTCTGTGGCACATGGGAAGATAAAATATGACGCAATCAAATTTTCGTTTGTAGGTGGTGTATATGATAAATAGCAGTTTGAAAGAAAAGTATTGGGATTCCTCGACAGATAAACAGATGGTCATATCTGTTGTTGGAACGAATCAGAAAATAGACAATTCGATGCTTGAAATCGGTACGTTTGCGCTCGAAGAAAGTCTTTGTTCGGAGTCTGAATTAAAATTTGGAGCATGCGAAGCGAATTGCGTAAAATTCACGGCACGAAACACCGCAGGAAACATTATTGGAAAGACAATCTCTATTGAAGAAACGATTGACGGAAATAGCAAAAATCCGATGCCATACGGAGTTTTTAAGGTGGCATCCGATGTTCCTACGGTTGACCGAACAAAACGGCAGATTACGGCATATGACGCGATGTACGACATTATCAATACGGATGTAAAATCTTGGTATGCAGGACTTAGCTTTCCTATGACACTTAAACAGTTCCGCGATAGCTTCTTTGCACATCTTGGAATCGCGCAAGTTGAAACAAGCCTTGTCAATGATTCCATGACGGTCAATAAGACGATTGTAGCCACACAGACGGACGATTCAAGCGCAGTAACAGAAGAGTCCTCTATCAGCGGAAAAACGGTTGTAACGGCAATATGCGAGATCAATGGATGCTTTGGAAATATCAACCGAGAGGGCAAGTTTGAGTATGTCTTTCTGAAAGCAATCACAAGCGCACTTTATCCGGCAGAAGATTTATTTCCGTCTGACAATTTATTTCCGTCTGATGCAAACACGGAGTCCATGACCGGACACTATATCACGTTTGATTATGAGGACTTCCAAAGTAAGGCAATCACACAGCTTGAAATCAAGACAAGCGAAGATAATGCCGGTGCTATTGTTGGAACTGCCGGAAACAACTATTCGATTACAGGAAACTTTCTTGTATCAGACAAGACCGGAGCAGAGTTGGAACAGATTGCAAATAACCTATTGCCGATTATGAAACAGCCGGTATACACACCGATCAAAAGTTGCACTTGTGTCGGCAATCCATGTCTGACACTT